ATGGGAATTAGGTTAAGGAAAAGTATTAATTTAGGTGGTGGCTTCCGAGTTAATGTGAGTAAGAGTGGGGTCGGTTATAGCTGGGGAGTTAAAGGAGCTAGAATCACAAAAAAAGCTAATGGAAATACAAGGACAACTTTTTCAATCCCAGGAACAGGAATTTCATATGTAGATGAGACAAAGAGAAATCAAGATGATGAAAATTCCAATAGAAGAATAAATCCAAATATTTATGAAGTGGACAACTACTTTGAGAGTACAGAAAAGATTAATGTGAATGAATACCAACCAGCTGAATATAAGGATTTACTAAAGAGCATCCAAAAGGTTCAAAATATTAATTTAATCAGTACGATTTTGATTTTGACTCTCCTTCTAGCCGCAGCGCCGATTTTCTTAATTACAGGAATTGCAGGTATTGTATTAAAGATATACGTTTATATGAAGTTACCTATAAGATTAGACTATAATTTTGATGAAGAAAGTAAAGAGTCTTATGATAATTTGTGTGAAATTTGGATGAGTTTAAATGAGAACAATAGGTTTTGGCAAACTATTTCAGCAAGTAGTCTAAATGAGAGGGTAAGTGGTGGAGCTTCTCGTGGAATCGAGCGTATATCCTCCAAAGCAATTAACAAAATGCCATATTTCTTGAGAGCAAACGTTAAGCCATTTGGGTTAAAACTTCGAAAACAGAAATTATTCTTTTTGCCAGATAAATTACTAGTAATCTCTGGACGAAAAGTTGGGGCTTTAAACTACTCAGATATAAATATGGACTTGGGTACAACAAATTTTGTTGAAACCGATCCTGTACCAAGAGATGCAAACATTCTATATTATACTTGGTTAAAAGTAAATAAAAATGGTACTCCAGATAGAAGATTTAAAAACAATCACCAAGTGCCAGTTTGTCAATACGGCTCAGTTCTCATTGAATCAGGAAACTCGTTGCATGTTGAATTGATGTGTTCTAATTCCGATACAATTGAGAAAATGGAACATTTTGCCAATAAAGTATTGAATAGAGATTGACGTTTCTTTCATAATATAAAAAGGTTCATTGCTTTAAAATAGCAATGAACCTTTTTCCTGAGCGGAGAAACGGTTATACAAACACTATACTTGAAACGTTTGATATCAAAGCGTTTAAAGCTGTTCACTCTTTGGATGTGGCAAAACCGTGGCAAATTATTTAACTTCTTTTATTCCGTAAACGCTTGATATTATATTATCTACATGTCTAGATTCTTGTTGTTCCATTTCGTCAATTATATGACTGTATGTTTGTAATGTAGTTGTAATTGAATTATGCCCCAAGCGCTTCGAGAGGTATTTAATATTAACGTTCTTAAACAATAATAAAGATGCGTGCGTGTGTCTTAAAGCGTGACTTGTAATCGAAGGAGTAATGCCGCTTTTTTCGCAGAATTTTTTTAAAGTCTTGTTAACGGCATTGTTACTAACTACTTGAAAAGAATCGAAACTGCAAAAAACTAGATTGTGTTTGTTTCGAATGTTTTTCTTCAACTCGAATTTAGTTTGCTCTAATTTTATTTCTCGTAGTAGTTCAATTGTCTTTTCGTCAATTGTAATAGATCTCTTGCTAGAAAAGTTTTTCGTGTCACTAAAGAACTTAGTATATTTATAATCCCACGTTTTATTTATGATGACTCTTTTCTTTTCGAAGTCAACACAATCCCAAGTTAATCCTAACGCTTCGGAAAATCGACACCCGGTAGCTATTTGAAAGAAGATGATATTCCTTGATGTATATTCAACTTTGTGTGTATTCATCAAATTTTTAGTCAGGATAATTAATTGTTTTTCAGTTAAGAATTTCTCGCTTTCTTTTTGAGTTGGGGCGTTTCCTATCGCCCGAACGCGATACGTGGGATCTTTATATATTACCCCTTCTTGAACAGCGTCTTTTATACAAGCGCGCATATAAGTATGTTTCTTTTTAACCGTTGCAGTTGCTCTCTCTTCGCCGTATTTATTTAAAACTTCTTGATACTTTTTTCTTGTTAAATTTTTTAACTTTATTCCATCGAAATTTGCTTTAACAAAGTTTAGCGTGCTATTTATGTCAACGTCGTTTTCGATGCTCAATTTACCTTTTTTATAGATTTTAAACCATTCCTCGAAATAATCAGTGAATAAAGTTTCTCCTTCATCTAAATGAAATCCTTTGCTTAATTTGTTCTTTATTGCGCTTTCGGCAAGTTGAGCTTCCTTTTTAGTTCTATATTTTTTGTCGCTATTTATACGCCCGTATTTTCCGTTTTCTTTTTTAAAACTTATGCGGTATGACCAGTAATTTTCGCGTTTATAAACAGCCATTGAGGCACCTACTTTCAATCTTTATTTAGGATAAATCATTACGCTAGTGATAGTATCACCCATATAGTCCAAGTTTGATACATTGTAGATAATGTTATCCACTGTTTTTTTTGCATCCTCTTTTTCATCTACTGCGTTCTTGATGAAATCTATAGTATCAGTTCCATCAATTGCTTTATTTAATATAACGTTTGTTGCAGCAACTGATAAAATGAAATTTTGATAATCTGTAAAAGATGAAATTGAAGCGTCGGAATTATTTTCTGAATAAGAAAGGCGTATGCTCATAATATTTTTTCCATCTAAAGAAACTGAAAAACCGTCCTGCTGATTTTTTGCTGAATCAACGCTTGGAATTTTGGTGTTTAATCCAGGATATTGTTCGCTTAGTTCATTGAATTGTTTTTCAAAATCATAGTATGCGATTAATTTACTTTTTTTAGGAACTTTTACTTTTGCAGTTGTCTTTTTATCATCTTTTTCAGATGTTACTTGATAAGTGGTGTCCGACAACATGCGAGGGACAACTAGAACAAAGTCACCTTCGCTATTTACGATATCGCTCTTTTCTCCAGATTCGTCTATCAGCGTTACTTTTGCTCCTGGATCAGTCTTACCGTTTACATTAATTACAAATTCGTCTTTTTGTTTTTCTTTGATTGAAAGTTCAGGTTCTCCGCATCCGAAGAGAAATACATTTAAAATAAGCACAAAGCCCAGAATCATCTTTTTCATTTAAGTTCCGCCTTTTCAAGAACGTTAGTTCTGTTTTTTTGATAAAAATAAAAATCATCCATACCGAAGTTCTGATAAAGAAGAACTTTGTAATAAATAATTGCGTATAGATAACATTCGATTTCTTATAATATTACTAGTAGTTGTAGGAAATAGTTCAAGTAAATCTTGCTCAATGTAATCAGATGAGAAATCTATAAAATTCAGCATGTGGTACGGAATCGATATGTACATTAAATTACGATTTGCGTTTGTTTCTTGTTGATTAACGGTTGCAACGTTCATTAATCGTTGATTGCCATAGTGTGTAATAATATGAACTAGCTCGTGATGGATTTTTTCAATAGACTGATCTTTTGATAATCCCTGCGCTAAAACAATGCCCCCGTGATCAGCCAGTGACATCGAAAACTCACCTTTTACTATAAATAAATTTAGTTCAACTAATATGTTTTCAATCCCTAGATCACAAGGCGTTAAAATGTTTTTTGATATTAAATAATCAGACAAGTATTTTTCGGACAAGCTAGGCTGGTAAACATCTAAAATATTCAATTATTCATCCCCTTGAAATTCTTTTTCGATTTTATCGATTTCCTCTCTATGCCTTTTAATGATTGAAATGTATTCGTTAACCTTTTGCAAATCCTCGTCTGTTAACCCTTCCAAGTTATCGAACGCTAAACTTTCAGGAATGAAAGAGTTTTCATTTTCTCTGCCTAATAAATAATCAGTAGGAACATTGAAAAAATCAGCAAGTCTTACTAGGGTATCATCCTTCAATGCTCTTTGGTCAGTTTCCCACATTGCGACAGAACTTGGAGAAACCTTTAATTTGTTTGCTAACTCCGTTTGGCTAATACCTGTTTTTTTTCTTAAAAATGCAATTCGTTTTCCTAAACTCACGATATAATCCTCCTCGGTGATATATTTATATTATATCTCACAAATAGTGAGTGTAAAGAGATAAATCGAAAAGTTCACAAAAAGTGAGTAAAATAATTGACACTCACTTTAAGTGTGTGTTATTATACTTACTGAGAGTGAGGGGTGAGAGTTATGAATCGAGTAAAACAAGAGCGAATTAACAAAGGGCTTCCTCAAACTGAAGCTGCTAAACTCATAGGGATTTCTAGTGGAATGCTTGCAATGATTGAAATTGGAAAACGGCGAGGGTCCGATGAAGTAAAAAAGAAAATAGCTAAATTTTATGGAAAATCGGTTGGCTATCTTTTTTTTAATGAAACGCTCACTTAGAGTGTGTGGGAGGGGTGAGAAAATGGCGACACAAGAGTTAAGTGTAACGATACCAATTCCAGAATCACATGTAATTATTACTAAAACAGAATACGAAGAGTTGCTAAAACAAGAAATTGTTGGAAAGTATTGGGATTTAAAAGCATTGGAAAATAAAATTGGAAGAAAACGGGACTGGATAGAAGAAAAAATCCTCTACAAACCTAGTTTTAGAAGTATGTTAGACGTTGACGAAAATCCAGACGGTTTCGTGAAATATCCGTCGGCTGAAAATCGCAAATGGTCATTTCTTGCTAGCAAGATGAACGATTTTCTTGAAAATAATTTCCCGGAAATTATGAGGGGGTGATGGAATTGATCTTTGAAATAACGCTATTAGTTTTTGCGTTAGGCTCTGCAATAGCAACGTTTGCCGGAGCGCAAAAAAATAGCCCTACGCGACAACGTAGGACCGATAAATAATAAATTGTAATTCAATTATAACTTAAAAAAGCGCGACACGCAAGGAGGGCTTATTAGGCATGTCTGTAATCAACAATAACAATCTACTGATAAATGACTATCCGCTTCAAGTACTACCAGCATTAGCAAGGGAAATCGGTTTAAACGAAGCGATTGTTTTGCAACAAATTCACTACTGGTTAAACAAAAAACAAAATTTGATTGATGGCAAATATTGGACCTACGGAAGTGCAAAAAAATGGCAGGAAGAAAATTTTTCTTTCTGGAGCATGAACACCGTCAAGCGAGCTTTCACGTCTTTAAAAGAACAAGGTTTGTTAATAACAGCAAACTATAATAAAAGAAAATTTGATAAAACGGTTTGGTATTCCATTGATTACGAGCGATTGAACTTAGTAAGTCGGCGGTTAGTTCAAAGTGAGTTGACGATCGACCCGAATTGGGGCAATCGAACGGCCCAAAATGAGCCTACGATAGACCCAATTCGGGTCGATGCATTGGCCCAAAATGAGACAACCAATACCTTAGACTTAAAAGAGACTTCTAAAGAGAATAAAAAGAATACTGTCGAGAAACTCGACGACGCATCCGTTTTTAAAAATGTTATTGCTTTTTTAAACGAAAATGCAGAAACAAATTACAAACATACAACGAAGAGCACGCAAACGCTAATAAAAGCAAGACTAAACGACGGCTTTGGATTTGAAGATTTTAAAAAAGTAATCATCATAAAATGTAAGGAATGGAAAAATGATAGTTCGATGAATCAATATTTACGTCCAGCCACACTTTTTGGGACTAAATTCGAGAGCTATTTAAATCAAAAAGTAATTTCTGGGAATCGAAAAAAGCCTTGGGAAAAAGAAACAAAAAAAGAAGTATTGCCCGATTGGTTTGATAAAGATCAAAACCAAGTTGCTAAAAAAGAAAAACTGTCCGTTGAAGAAACTAAAGCGCTAGAAGACCAAGTGGCAGAGATAAAAGCGAGGTTGAACGCTAAAAAAAAAGTTTACACGGATGACAAAAAAGCATAGATTAAACAAAAATTTGAAGAAGCGCAAACGAAACACAAACAAAATCAACGGAAAAGAGGCCTGAAAAATGAAAGAATCCGAAATGGACAAAGTGCGAAAAATGAATGTTGCGAAAATCAGACAATTGCAAAGTGAAGTGATAGCAAATATCGAAACTAATTACGACAATCTTTCAAGAGATGAACGAAAGGAATTGCAAAATGATTTAAAATTTTTAGAAGGCATTAGAGATTCTAAAAAAGGAATCACGGCGGCAAGTAAACTCCTAGCTTTTACAGTAGAGGAATATAAAGAACTAGCAAAGTCAAATTCGGATAAAAGTATTGCAGACGAACTCGGTGTTTGTCGTTCAACGTTCGCGGACTGGAAAAGAAAAAAGAATTTAGTTCCGTGGAACAATAATGTTAAGGGGAGAAACATATGATAATAGCAAATAATCGATTAAAAAAAGTGATAGATAAAATAGATTTTGCGGCAAAGAATAACAGAATGATGTTGCCTGACAAACTCGATGCAGAAACGCTCGCGACTATTTACGCTGAAATAGAAGCGAGAAATTCAAAAATAAAACGACTCGAAAAAATGGCAGGTATCACAGAGTCAGAAGCGGATTTAATTCAAATCCCCAACAAAAATACAGATTTTGTACATTGCAACGTAGGCGCGTTTGGGTTCGATAAAGGGCAACAATACGAAGTTGTAAAAGTTAACAAAAAGCGTGGGACTTTCATACTTCTAGACAATAACGGAAAGAAGGAAGAGTTTAGCTTTTTGGCAATTATCAACGAAAGTTTTTCTGTTTCTAAAAAAACGAAATGATAAGGGGGGGTTCTTCGTGAGAAAAAACGAACAAGACTTATTAAATCAGTTGAGCAAAAGAAGAATTGGAATTCAACATCAGATAGCTTCGCTTTTACATACTGAAAAATGCAGTTTGAAAGAAGCGTTAGCGATGACGGATAAAGAAATTGAATCAGCATATAACGAAATGCGTATGCTATTAGAAAGCTAAGGTGATTTAACGCATGTACGAAAGAAGAAAAACAGATAAAGATCACGTTGCAACTCCACGTTACGTTGTTGAAGACATATATAGCTTGATAGATATTGAGTCGTTTAAAAGTTTGTGGTTCCCGTTCAATCATTACGATTCTGAATTTAAATTAAAAGCAGAAGAATTAAATCTTAAATATAAAGCGACACATATTTTTGATGATTTGGGAAATGATTTCTTTAGAACAGAACCACCAATTGATTGTGACTTAATGATTAGTAACCCGCCGTTTTCACAGCAAAACGAAATTATAGAGCGTAGTTTTCAGCTAATAGACGAAAAGAAAATAAAGTCATTTGCTTTACTATTGCCGCTCTCGACTCTCGAAACTGAGAAACGAGCAAGCATATTCGAACAATATAGTGACAAATTAGCGATATTGATATTTAAGAAAAGAATTAAGTTTTTAGGGCATTCAACATCTTTTAACAGGGGGTGTTGCTGGATTTGTTATAACATACCTGCTTTAGAAAATAAGAGGATACAGTGGGTTTAATTAGAAAGGATGTTTCTCTTGGGAAAATATTACTGGCACGTGTCAAGACTTGGCGGGAAGCCGTCGGAAATTCGACACTATAACCATATTACAAAAATGTATAAATTTATTTTGCGAAATCCTGCTATGTTCAAAGACAAAACTTTAACGATTTATGATGACGCAAAACCAGTTACAAACATAAAATTTAACGAAATTAGGTATAGAGCTAGTCTGAATTTATGTGAGACGGTAGAAAGAAGATATGTGTTGTCACTTACTCAAAGGCTTACGGAGGAACAGAAGGAGGTGCAAAAATAGTGAAGGCTCTTAAAATACTTGAATTATTCGGTGGTATAGGCGCTCCACGAAAAGCGCTAATAAATCTAGGCATTGAACATAAATCGATTGATTACGTTGAGATTGACGAAAAAGCAGTACGCGCCTACAACGCTTTATATGATAAAACGATTCAACCGCAGTCAGTTGTGGGTTACAACTTACGCCCAGACCTTTTGATTCATGGTTCGCCTTGTCAAGATTTCTCTCGTGCTGGGCATCGTTGGGGCGGTGGTAGTGAAGATAAAACGCGCAGTTCACTATTATTCGAAACGCTTAAAATAATTCAAAATATGGGCGCGTGGAAGCCTCGCGTAGTCTTGTGGGAAAACGTTAAGGGCGTGCTTGACCGCGATATGATTCACGCATTTAAAGATTATTTGGCGCAAATGGAAGCGATGGGCTACACGAATAGTTACGAAGTGTTGAATCCAATGGATTTTGGGATACCGCAAAAGCGAGAACGCATTTACACTGTATCGGTTTTAAGTGGTCCACAATTTGATTTTTCAAAGTTAAAGAAAGAGCCAATGCGCCCAATAAACGAATTTCTAGAGACTGATGTTGATGATATTTACACAATAAAAATACCCAGTATGCTAACCAAAATTGAAGACCTGAACATGCAGCGGAAAAACGCAAAGTATAATCGTTTTCTGGATGTCATAGAAACGCACTGCTGGACGATTTCAACGCGACAAGATCGGTGTCCAAATGCAGGTATCGTGAAGCTTGATGAGAATCTATACAGGTACTTAACCGAGTTTGAAGTTTCGAGGTTAATGGGATTTTCAGATGAAGATCATGCGAAGCTACTTGCAGAATATCCGACACGACCGGGCAAAAAGAATGCAACTTTGTACAAATTATACGGAAATAGCATCGTGGTAGATGTATTAATGGCTATTTACAAAACGCTGTTTGAAATGGGGATATTGAATTTGAAGGAGGAGAGAGCATGAGATTTAGAGAAGGTGACAGAGTAGAACTCATTTTAAGAAGCGAAAAGCGCGTTGGGACAGTAGAAGAAGTTTATAACGACACGCAAAAGTGCAAAGTGCAGATTGACGGATTTCCGGTGACAGTTACGAAGCTACAAAAGTATCTAGTGAAAGTGGAAGGGGCGGAGCTAGTATTACCGCAATTTGCCGATGACTGGATAAAACACTGTAAACAAAGAGAATACGATTTAGCTTGTTTGTTAGACTATGAAGATTCTGATATGTCTGCTGAAATGTACGAATGGTTAATTTCATCAGCTGATAATCAAGAACTACTCGCCCGCGCTTGGCTTGACGGCTACGAAGTCGAGAAAGAACCGCTTTATTATGTGAGATTGCCGCTTTCAACATGGAACGATGACGCAGCCGAATTAGAAGTGATTAATATGTATGTTTTGTTAAATAAACAATCTGATGAAACAACTTTTACTGGATCAATTATCAACAAAAATAAGAAATGGACAACCAAATTAACAGAAGCGGAAATTAAAGGCATGCAAAAAGGTGAAATATATTGGCTGTTTGCTGTTCCTGTTGAAGATTCGGAGGGTGAAGCATGAACAAATCGTGTATAACCGTCTTTCTAAAATCTGGAAATAGTTGTCAAATTCGCCATCCAGATACAGTGGAGGAGTTTAGGGAAAAGTTTTCTTTAAAAAATATAAAACACGGAGTGACATTGCAAGACAACAACACACATACAGTTATCCCTTTTGAGTCTATCGATTTTATATTTATTGAAAAATTGGAGGGTGAAGCATGAGAGAGATTTAGATTTGCGGCAACATACACGAAAATCTGGATTTGTCGGAGGTGGCGGAATGAAAAAAGAAGATATAACATTTCTAAATGAGTTGCAACAAGAACTAAACACACAATCAAACTGCGGGAACGCATCGCCCGTTTTTTGGGTAATACGCCAGTACGAAAAACAAATTACTGATTCAGATTTCGGAGAAGAGACGCTATATATTCACAGTGATGGCGATTATTTTGAATTTGAAAAACTTGATGAACTTCTGGAATTTTTAAGTGGGGGTTCAGAATTTGATGCAGTAAAGGATTGCGAAACGCTGGATGATGCTTTCGACATCCTTCTAGACAATTTTAACGAAGATGGTTACTTCAGAAGATTCTCAGCTACAGAAGTAGCCGTAGTAAAACAAGACACATTTTTCATTACTCATAAGGAAGCTTTAGAACACATCAAAAAAAATAGACGTCATTATAATTCAACTGTACACACATATGCAATGACAGCGTGGCGTTCACCAGCGGTCGAAAAACTCTGGGAGATTCTTAGAGAAGCAGATTTTAATAAATTGTTGGAGGTGGCGGAATGAAGTACCGACAACATGAAACATATTCCTTTCTGCAAAGGCGTTTAAAACGTTCTGTAAGAGTGTTGATACTAAAAATAATTAAAAGTTTGAAAGAGGTGGCTGAATGAGTATTTTAGCATCTATAGGGATATTATCTGTAGCAAGTCTCTTTACTTTAATCTTAATCTTTATTTTTGATAGGTATAAAAACAAAAGAGCCTTGAGGGATTTGCGAATCGGAGACGAGATAAAAGACAAGGGAGGAATAATCACAGAATGTGGCGTTGTCGTGCAGATTTACAGCACGAGTCAAGAAGTAGTTCTGCTATGTTCAAGCGGAGGACGCTTATTTAGAACTGTAAAACCGGGGGATTTTATTAAAACAGGTTTTCACTTCACTGTGACTGAATTAAACGAATATCGTTCTGACTACCGTAAGAAACTATATAAAGAAGCTGACGAATTGTTAAATAGTTACACAGCTTTTAATGACTACTATAACAACTAAAGAGAGGAGCTGAAAAGAAGAATGAAACAAGTCGGATTTTATTTTTCCAGAGAACCTGACGAAGCGCGTTCAGGCTGTCCGGAATGTGGTTGGATGAATACGATCTCTAATACAATGGCAATTTTTGAAAGTATAAAGATTAATCGACCAGTGTATGTGAAATGTAATCATTGCGAAACGTTTTATAACATTGGTGGAATTGGTGAGGAGGAAGAATAAGAATGTGCGAATTTTGTACTTATGGTAACACACGCTCAGAACTTGAGTGCGTAGGCGATTATGCACATGTGAAACTGACAAGTTGTATTAATGTTTTCGGGGATTCTGTGCATTGTTTAGCAGTTGAAGAAGCGGAAGGTTATTCCAGATTTTACACAGAAATCCATATAAAATATTGTCCAATGTGTGGGCGTAAATTGGAGGTGACGAAGGGATGAAGTTCATTGAAATAAACGGAGTTGCTGGCGAAAGAATAGGCCCTTATTCTATTTCTGTAGACAAGATTGTATCCATTTCACAGGCAAACCGTGGAGCGTTAGTTGAAATGGAAAAACCATTCTTCTTTTTTACAGAGGAAACGCCCGAACAGATTTTCGAGCTTATTAAGAAAGCAGGTGTGGAAGGAGTTTGGGATGATGACTAAAACACACGAATTAAAAATAGCACCAGAATATTTCGAATATACAAGTTAATGAAGTCGAAAGTGGTGCTGTAGTACTAAGTATTCCAACCAGCGTGATAGACATTTTTGTGGTGGACACTCGAGATAAAGCAATCGAATATTATAAAGATAGCGTGATTCCTTTGATTCAGAAAAAAATTAAAGCAAATGGATTAGATAAATTTAGAAAAGAAGTTGAAAAAGCGAAAAGTTACATGGTTGAAAAATACGGAGAGAAACCAGAAATTAAAGATTTTGATGAGGAGGAAAGCAAATGATGAACCGTGTAGTACTTGTAGGACGATTAACAAAAGACCCTGATTTACGATATACTCCAGCTGGCGCAGCTGTTGCGACTTTTACATTAGCTGTAAATCGCCCATTTAAAAATACACAAGGAGAACAAGAAGCAGATTTCATTAATTGTGTTGTTTGGCGCAAACCAGCAGAAAACGTTGCTAATTTCTTGAAGAAAGGAAGCATGGCGGGCGTTGATGGACGCGTACAGACTCGAAATTACGAAGACAGCGACGGCAAACGCGTTTTCGTTACGGAAGTAGTTGCTGAATCAGTTCAATTCTTAGAACCTAAAAACAACCCAGGGAGAGCTACAACGAATGATTATCAAAGCAAAGCTAATTATTCAAACAACACTCAAACAAGCTCATATGAATCGGGTGCGAGCCAGAAAGGCGGTGCGTTTGTTAGTGATAGCAAGCCAATCGATATTTCAGATGATAATTTGCCGTTTTAAGTAAAAATGAACGATGAAAATGGATGAATACGTAAAAATTAAATTAGATACTTATAACAAAATAACATGGGAGTGACAAAAATGTGGGATTTGTATGTAAGAAAAGAAACCTCGTTTTGCTATAAAAATTCATATAAAACAAAAAAAGAGGCAGAACAAGAGGCAGAAAAACTATTTGCGGATGGCGCTTGTAATCATTGTTATATTACAAATTTCAAAGCAAAAGAGCACGCTTATATTTCTAAAAATGACAACTAAATATAGTGAAAGAAAAGCTATATCGTCGTTGATATAGCTTTTTTTGTTAGGAGGGCGCACGTTGGGATTAGATGATTTAATTTTCGAGTATAAAGTTTCCTTGCAGCATGCAAATAGAAAAAAGGCAGAATGCGAGAATATAGCAGATAAAAAGATTTGGGGAGAAATAACAACCAGTTTAGAAAATAGCATAGCTTATATGCAAACGGGTGTTTCGCCTTGGGATTTCAAGTTGGGTGAAAAAGCAAATACACAAAGTAGAACAATCTATGCTGATTCATATTTATTAGATTATCTTAATTATAAAAATCCGCAGACGTGCGCCGAAAAGGAGCTGGGGGAATTTGAAACGAAAATGATAAGCAGTTTGTTGCGCAAACTCACGAAACAAGAAAAAGAATGTTATTTGTTAAATAAGCAATGTATGTGTAGCTACAGTGATATTGCAGAGTATTTAAACATTACAATTAAAAGCGTAGAAAGTTCAATTAGAAGAGCTAAGCATAAAATTGATGTGCAAAAAGAAAAAAGTTTATTGGTTAATGTGTATTTGAACAGCGGAAACGAGGTGCGTAAATGAATACAGTAGAACCAATTCGCGACCGTGACACGATTACGGAAATAAAACGATACTTGATTGTAAAGAGCAGCAGAGATTACATTCTATTCTTTTTAGGCATAAACGTCGGATTGAGAATAGGTGACCTTTTAAAGCTGAAAGTAAAAGATGTTCGTGGCGGGCATATATCAATGCGAGAACAAAAAACGAAAAAAAATAAAAAAATACTCATTCCGCGCGATGTAAAAAAAGCGTTGGGATTGTACACATTAGACTTGGAAGATGAAGACTTTTTATTCCAAAGCCGCAAAGGTGTAAATAAACCTATCACACGCGAAACGGCATATCGGGTTTTGAAAGAATTAGAACCAAAGTTCAAGCTTGATCGCGTAGGAACGCATACACTGCGAAAAACTTTCGGATATCACTTCTATAAACAATTTAATGATGTTGTCGCTTTGCAAAAAATATTCAATCACAAAGACCAGAAAGAAACCCTGTTATACATCGGCATACAACAAGACGAACTAGATAAAAAAATGGCTAAATTTAATTTATAAAAAGGAGTGCTGAAAATGAAAAATAATCAACACGAAAACATTGGAGCTTTAAAGAAATGGTTTAAAAAGAAAATATCTAATTTGAACAAGAAAGTAAATCCAGAAGAACAATTCGTGGCAAAGGAATTAGTTATAAATACAAAATTAGCAGAAACAATTCGGATAGGAAGCGAGGTTTGCGTGTCGCGAGATATGCGCTATTGTGGATACTCTGTTAAATTAGTGAAAAATAAGCTCGTAGAAGGATTAATAGAACAAGCAAAAGAACACATTTACTTCCACGATAGCACAGAAACAAACGAAGGCGCTTTAATTTACAGGGCAGAAGTTTCGATTATTGAAAAACAAAAGTAATATTTTTTTAAATGAATACACATTCAAACCGACAACATGACATTCGAAATTAAGAACGCTGAAAAAAGTTGTTACACAAAGGGTTACGAAGATATTTTAAAACACACACAATATAAGATATGTGACATTCGAGCCGTTTTTTTAGAGGGCAATGCGCACTATATATGTGAGGGTAGTTAACAACCCTTTGATTTGAAGAAGTAAAGTACCTCCTGCTTTGCTTCTTATTTTTTTATCAGGAGGAAAACGAGGAGGAGGAAACGAAATGAATTTAGAACCAACAAACAACGAAGCGCTAGAAGCCGAAGTGATAAAGATGATGCTATCTCAAAACAAATTAAACGAAGAAGGACTTGCACTTCGTTTATATCTGATTACCGTGATAGAAACATTTAAAGCAATGAATAAGAAAATCAAAACAAATTATAATACTCACATGATTAGAAACCTGGAACAATTAGCTAGTGATTATGACAAGGCACTAAGCGCCCATGGGCTTATCAGTGACAAACAATTTACAGCAATGAAGAAAGCACAGTTGGATGTTGTGAATAAAACTTTATATCCAGCGCAAATGAAAAAGAAAAAATGAACGGATCTAAAAAAAGAATAATCGAAAATGGAAAATCGAAATTGGTCCCGGTCGGATATGTTACTGATCAAAGAAAAGCTTTTGAAAAAGAACGAGCGAGAACAGAGAGCGAACGAACAAAATTTTACAAAAGCAGAACATGGCAAAAATGCAGATACCACCAGCTACTTAAAGAGCCGCTTTGTGAAAGGTGCTTAGCGAACGGTATCATCACACAAGCAGTCATCGTTCATCATATTATAGACACGTATACGTCTACAGGCTGGGATAAAAGATTGGATCCAGAAAATTTGGAAAGCATTTGTTTTTCTTGTCACAATAAAGAAACTTTTCAAAAGAAGGGCCCCCACCTAACTAACCCGGCCTACTATTAAAAGTTTGCAGAACGTTGGGCTGTTAAACGTGACCAAAGTTCCCTTTTTGAAATGTTTTGGAGGAGGTGATTTTTCAAATTGGCAGGAAGAAAGAAAAAACTAACAGCAGTTAACAAAAAACACTTGACAAAAGAAGAAAAAGAAGAGCGTGAAAACGTAGAAAATAAAGCAACAGACGGATTTGGAGAATTGCAAGAAACACCACCGAAATATTTCAATAACTTAGCAAGAAATGAATATCGTCGTGTTGTAAAAGAAATAAAAAAGCTTCCGATTCGGGGATTAGATAGAGGGGTTTTGGAACAATATTGTGTTTGGTATTCAGTTTGGCGTGAAGCTTATGATAAGTATAAAAAAAATGGAATTTATATGACGCGCTCTTATTTAAACAAAAACCAGGAAGTTAAATACTATACGGATTATTCCAGGAAAAATCCGGCGGTTGGTATGATGGCGGACGCATCGGCGAAAATTATCCAAAGCGCTTCAAGCCTAGGTTTAACGGTAGATTCCAGAATGAAAATTGTTACGCCGGAGGAGAAACAAGAATCTTCTATCTTTGATATGTTCGCAGATGATGACGAAGAAGATGAAGACGATGACTAATTTTAGTGAAATTGAAGATAAGTACAAAGATGATGCGTATTTATATTGTCGATTGATTTTAGATAAAAAAATACTCGCATCTAATGCAGTAATTGCGGCATGTGAAAGGCATTTAAACGATTTATTGGAAATAAAAGAGCAATCGTTTAAATATTCCTACCGTCCCAAAAGAGCCCAAAATGCAATCAAGTTCATGGAAGTTCTTCCGGATCCAAAAACTGGCAAAACTTTTCCTTTAGCGATGTTTCAAAAATTTATTGTTGGAAATATCCACGGCTGGTATAAAAAAGGTAAGAAAAATGTGCGACGGTTTAAAACCGCACTGGTCATGATGGCCCGAAAAAACGGAAAATCTATTTTAATCGCAGGCTTAATGTTATATGAATTCTTGTTCTTTAAGAATCCGCAGATGAGCCGACAAATGTTTTGTGCCGGAAATGATAAAAAACAAGCTTCCCTTGTTTTTAAAATGGTTGCGAAGTTCTTACGAGCTTTGAGTTTGCAGGACAAACAAGTGAGAAAAGCGACAAAAAAAGTGCGCGAAGAAATACGGAACTTAATAGACGACTCGTTCATTATTCCGCTCTCAAGGGACACGAGTAGTTTGGACGGGTTCGAACCGCAGTTTACTTCAATGGATGAAGCGCACGAATATACAGACGATGAAATTTTTGAATTGATCGAATCCGGACAAGGTCAACTAGAATCGCCATTGACTTTCATTATCTCTACTGCAGGTTTTAAATTGAACGGATGGTTATATACAACGATGTACCCTTACGCTAAAAGTATTTTGGCCGGGAACGTGATTGATGACGAAATGTTTGTTTTTATTGCAGAACAAGATTTTGCAGACGAATGGCAAGACGAAACGACTTGGATAAAATCAAATCCAATTTTAGAAATTAAGGAAAAATACGAAGACAACATGGAGTATTTGCGCAAACGGATTAAAACAGGAATAGAACAAAATAAAATTTTTCGCCGTTTAGTTAAAAATTTTAATTACTGGATGCAAGCTAGCGAAGAATCTTACATGGACTCCAAGGACTGGAAAGCAGCAGGGACCAGCGATGCAGATATTTACGGCAAAGACGTATATATTGGTGTTGATTTGTCAAAAGGCGGAGATATTTCGGCGCTTGGTTTTGTTTTCCCGTTTGAAGATAAAAAATTTCATGTGGATGCGCACTCGTTTATTGGCACGCGCGGCGGATTAGATTTAAAAATAGATCGTGATAAGATTGATTACCGCCTGATGGTTAAAAAAGGTGTTGCGACTCTAACAGATTTAGAGTCTGGAATCATTAACTATGCGCAAATGATTGATTATATTGAACGTTACGTACAAGCATACAACTTAAACGTTCGCGCAATTTGTTACGATTCTTATAATATATCTCTTTTTCTCGCAGAACTAGAAAAAAGAGGTTTGGATTACGAATTAATCGAAGTTCGACAAGGCGTTAAAACATTATCAGACCCTACAAAAGAATTTAAGCTCGGGGTTATTGATAAGCGCATTACACACAGCAATAATGCTTTGCTTGATATTGCAGTAAATAACGCTATCTTAAAATATACAAATGATGCTTGTCAGATTAACAAAGAACGAAATCGCGAAAAAATAGATCCAATCGTTGCTGTTGTGGATGGATTTACGGAAGCTATGTACTACGAGCCGGACAGTAAAGAACTTTATTTCGATGTATGGGGGTGAGGTAACTTGGTTAAAAAATTAAATAGAATTTTGCTAGCTTTTTTGGTTTGGATTGCTGATAACAGTCACTCGCTACTATTGCTTGCTGGAATGTCGCTACTAGTGTATGCGGCGTTTTTATTTACATTCAAAACTGGAATAATTAGCGCTGGCATTATGTTGATAGTTATAAGCTTGCTTAGCGCCCCAAAAAAGGGGGGTGATTAAAAATGTTTTTTAAAAAAAGAAGTGAAGTTCGAGAAAAAACGGAAGTGGATACAGATACGCTAAACGTGCTTTTGTCAGAGGCTTACGGAGGAAACGTTTCGTGGTCAGGTGTTGGAGCTTTGCGTAATAGCGATATTTACACTGCAGTTAAAACAATTTCGTCGGATGTTGCAAGTTCTCCTTTTGAAATCGTTGTGAATGGAATAAAAGAAAAAGATAGTAATTTAAACTATTTGCTTAACAAACGACCTAACCAACAAATGAATCCGTGGCATTTTAAATTTGTCATTACAGCAAATATGCTATTAAACGGTAAATCTTTTGTAGAAATAAAACGTGCGAAATACGGAGTCCCAGCAGAGTTGCTTTTTCACCGAAATAGCACCGTTACTTTTACACAAAAAAAAGATGCTATCGTTTACACAATTGTTCAAAGTAATGGGAAAACGAAAACAATTCCGGCGAAAAATATGCTGCATTTCCGGACTTTTACGCTCGATGGCTTTAACGCATATAGTCCACTTCACACATTAGCAAAAGAAATATCTATTCAAGAAGGTTCCAAAAGTGCGTTGGACGCATTTTTCAAACGTGGCGCAATGGTTGGTGGAATTGTGAAGTTAGATAAAGCATTAAAAAGCACAGAAGAATTAACAGACAAGCGAAAAGAATTTTCGGAGGCCTACGGCGGAGCGATGAAAGCGGGCGGGGTACTAGCTTTAGATAGCACGATGGACTTCAAACAACTAGAAATACCTACCGAAATCCTTAAATTCCTTAACGGATATACATTCTCTACTGCCCAAGTAGCGAAAAGCTTCGGCCTTCCTTTAGAAAAACTAGGTATTGAAACAACAAATACGTCGCAATCACAAGCGAATGCAGACTACTTAAAATCAACGCTTTATCCTATTTTTTCGTGTTTCAGCACAGAAATTGAATTCAAAATGATTGACTATCCTTTTAATCAATTTACTGAAGTTAGTTTTAACGTGGACCGGCTCCTTGAAATGGATCCGGAAACAAAAGCGAAAGTGGTTAAAGAATTGGTGCAAGGAACTCTCTTAACGCCGAATGAGGGACGCGCGAGATTCGGAGCGCCTCCGGTCGAAGGAGGCAATGAGTTACTTGCTAGTTTAAATTATACGGAGCTAAGTGGATTAAAAGAATATCAGAAAAACAGAAGCGAGAGAGGTTATAAAACCCGTTCTGCAGGCGAAGGGGGTGAGGATGAATGAATGAAATGGAAACGCGATCGCTCGAAAGCGTAGAGAGTAAAGAAGAGAATTCTATCGCTGGCTATGCACTTAAATATAACTCATTAAGTGAAGACTTAGGCGGCTATAAAGAAATCATTTCCCCGAACGCGCTAAACGGTGTGGATTTATCAGATGTTAGAGCGTTAATTAATCACGACCGGAATCAATGTATCGGTCGAACAAAAGCCGGAACATTAATGCTAAAAAACGATTCTACTGGTCTTGGATTTGTGTGTACATTGCCTGGAACCTCTTTTGCGCGCGATTTAAAAGAAAACATCAAAGCGGGCAATATAAGTCAATGTAGTTTTAAATTTAGAACGACAGAAAACGGTGTTTCTTGGAAACGAAGTAAAGACGGTGACTACATTCGAACTATTGAACAATTTTCAGAAATCGAAGAAATATCAATCGTTACTATCCCGGCATATGAAGACACAAACGTCGCAGTAGCTACAAGAGAATTAGCTAATGAAAAAGATTATCAAAATCGTTTAGCAATTGTTAAGTTACAACTTGATTTAGACGAATTAACCATTTAAAAAATACTTGTCCAAAAGGCAAGTGTTTTTTGTTGGAATAAACGAAAGAAAAGGAGAATGAAAATGTTTAAAGATAAAATTGAAAAATTGGAAAAAGAGCTACAAACCACAAGAGAAAGTTTTAACACAAAAATTACAGAAGCGCGCGAGAAGGCGGAGTCTGGAGATGTTGATGCGGCCGAAAAATTAAAAAAAGAAATTGACACTTTGAAAGAAACGTTAAAAGCTAAACAAAAAGAATTAGATACATTACTTGGTCTTAGTGAACTAGAAACAATTCCGGATCCGTTGGAAAAACGTGAAGGTGAAGAAGATAACGGAGAGCGATCAAAGGGCAATCACAATATTTTAGATAATACAAATAAAGTCGATGCATTCGAAAGATACATCCGAAGTAAAGGGGCTGAAACAAGAGATTTAACAACAACTAACACCGGCGTTATTGTTCCGGTCGATATTACAAACTCAGTTAAAGAATTAAAACAACAAGAATTAGATTTATCAAAATACGCGACAGTTGAAAATGTAAATACGAAGACAGGAAAGTTCCCAATCGCAAAACGAATTTCAGCTACATTAGCTACTAAAGAGGAATTAGCAGAAATCGCTAAGATTGATGAACCGATGTTCATCGAGGTGGAATGGGACGTTCAAACTCGAAGCGGACAAATCGTTCTTTCCGAAGAACTTATCGAAGACTCCGCTATTGACGTGAAAGCATATATCAAAAAACAACTAGCTCGCATGGTTTTAAACACAAAAAATTACAACATCATCAAAGTGCTTTCTTCGATGACAACTGTTGCGGGGACAGGAGCAGATGATATTAAAAAAGCTATAAACGTGACTTTGGATCCAGCGCTAAATAAAATGTTCATCGTGAATCAAGACGCTTTTAACTGGTTAGACACATTGAAAGACTCGGAAGGGCGTTATTTATTACAGCCTGATCTGACCGCGCCTAGTGGTAAATCATTATTTTCATCACCCGTCGAAGTCGTTTCTAACAGTCTATTAGCTTCTAAAGGAACGCAGGCAAATCCAAAATATCCTATTATCGTTGGAGATATTGAGGAATCTGTAGCTGTATTTAATCGTTCGGAAATTACAGTTGAATGGGAAAAGTTCGACCGATATAGTCAAGGATTAGCCGTTAATGTTCGTAACGACTTCAAAAAAATTGATCCGGACGCTGCGTGCTATCTTGAAATTACTCCACCAACCGCAGGTTAATTGAAAAGAGAGCTTAACGGCTCTCTTTTTTAGAAAGAAGGTGAGTGTTTGACAAACGAACACAAGACAAGAATAGACCTAGCAACTGCGAAAGAACACTTGAAGTTAGAACATGACGAAGACGATAGCATCATTCAAAATATTTACTTGCCTGCCGCGGAACAAGAGATTGTTGGCGCAGTGACACTTGAGTATGAATCGCCTTTTTTTGATGATAACGCTGTATTTAAAATAGCGACATTGTTGCTACTAAGCTCGAACTACGAAAATCGAAAAGCTGCCTCGTTACAAAAACAAAACGAAGTGCCGTTCGCTTTAATTTCTTACATTCAACGCCTGCGAGGTGATTATAAAAAATGGACTTTGAAGAACTCACAGATAGAATAACATTCAGACAAAAAAAGAATAAAAAGAATAACTACGGAGAATCAGAAGAAGTTAAAGAAGCAGTTGGGTCTTGCTGGGCCGGAGTTAGAAGAGCAACTATAAAAGAATTTTCGGACACCGAAGGCCGGGCGAATACAATAACATTTATCATCCGAAAAAAACAGCGATTTAACATCGATTCAACGCAAGTAATTTTTTATGAAGGTAATGACTTCGAAATCATTGAAATGCCTCCAACCGCGCAAGCAGACGATTTTAAACTGATTAAAGCGAGGTGGGTGGAATGGTAAAAGGCTTGGAAGAAATGCAAGCAAATATTCAAAAAATGATTCTTGAAAATAAACAAGAAGCGAAAAAAGCCGTTAATCAAGTGGCTGAAGAAACAAAAGAACTTTTGCAAAGCAACATTCCTGTCAGCACAGAAGCAGGCAAACATTTAAAAGATGATGTTGCTTTGTCCGGATTTAAAATGATCTCTGGTGGAAGCGTTGAAAAAGATATTCTTTACAAAAAAGAAGGCTGGCGCGCACGTTTTCCAAACAATGGAACAGCCAAGCAATCAGCGCAGAATTTTGAAGAAAAAACGTTGAACGTGATGTCAAGAAAAGCATTACGCATTTATGCCGAAGCATTGAGGAAGGGGCTGTAATTATGCTGCCAGTTAAGCGAGCATATGACGCTCTTGTTCTAAACGAAGCATTAAATGAATCAATCAACAACATTCGCGGAAAAATTTTGGAAGAGCAAACAATTTACATGCTCGCTCTTCCGGAGACTTTTCAAAATAAAAAGAATGCACCTGTTATTCGAATTGAGTCTGTAAACAATTACAGCTCTTTTTATTTTGATGACAAAGCGAATGCGGAATCTGCAGAGATACAAATATCAACAATGACGAACAGCATACAACATCTTGAAATTTTAATTCCGTTGATCGATGAAGCGATGCGTTTAAACGGATTTGAGCAGTACGCTGACGACACTTACATCGAACCAGATTTTAAATTTAATTATAACGCACGACAGTATAAAGGTGTTTTCAAAAAATAATAATGAGAGAAGGAAAAAAAATGGTAAAAATTGGTTTAGATAAAGCGCAATACGCTAAATTAGACGAAAAGGATAAAGCGAGCGAGGTTAAATCGTTGCCAGGGCTAACGACTGCAAAATTAGAGTTGGAAATGGAAAACGAAAATTTTTATGCAGATGACACCATTTTCGCAATTCTTGAATCGGGAATCACAAAGCTTGGACTAGAATACGGTTTAGCTGATATTTCTTCCGATGCGAAAAAAGATCTTCTTGGTATTGTAGTAGAAAAAGGCATGGAATTATTCAAGAAAGACATTTCTGCGCCTTATATCGCGACTTCTTTCCGTTCTCGTTTAGATTCTGGGGAATATGTATGGTTTGGCTTAGTGAAGGGGAAATTTGCGCCGTCCGGATTGGATTTAACAACGAAAGAAGATAAAGCAACGGCGCAAACAGAAACGATTTCTGCTTCTTTTGTAGCTCGTGAGGCGGATGGTAACATGTTGGTTATTGCAAGAGAAGATAATAAAGATTTTGTGTTAGGCGATTTTTATAAAATGGTGTATGGAATTGATCCGACCGAAGCGGTTACCCCTCCGGAGAACGGAGAATAAATTAAATATTAGAGAAAAGAAGTTTTTTGGCCAAGGCTGAAAAACTTCTTTTCATGTGTGAATAAATAAAAAACGGAGGATTTTTAATTATGGAAATTAGATTAATGAAGGAAAATGAAAAACAAGGAGTTCTTTATAAAAAGAATAAGACGACAATGTTCGACGCAATGGTTGGCATGGAATACAACATCAGACAAGTGGAACGTTTCGCAGGAAAAGATGAAATGGAACTTACAAACACGTATGAGGGAATTATGCTGCAAATGGAAGGCACAAAAGACGCGGCTAAATTTTTAGTGACGGCTTTTGACAATCAATTTTCTGTCGACGATGTGTTGAAAGGAATTACACGAGAAGACTTTGCTGGCGTTGTAAATGGTGTTCTTTTCGAAGTAATGGGCGGTAATACTGACGAAACAAAAAAGGAACAGAAATAACGATTGAAAAAGCCTTAGAAAATTTTAAATCGTTATTTAAAAGTCTGTTAGATGCTGGTTATAAACTACATGAGTTAAAAGCGATGACGCTAGACGATGTAGAGTTTTTAATCGAAATAACGAAGCAAGAAGAAGAAAAAATCGTAGCAATAGACAAGGCTTTCCCAGGTCTATTTTAAAAAAGGAGTTGAATTAATTGGCTGAAAAATTTGGTGATTTGATAGCTACCGCGAGCTTGGATATCAACCCTTTTCAAACATCCGCACGAACGCTTGAAAGGCAAGGAAGGGCCTTGGGAAAAAATTTAAAAGCTACGGAAGCAATGTTTAAAAATACCGGAAAATCAATTGAAGGTTTAAAAGCAAAACAGCAAGTGTTAGGCAAGCAGTTGCAAGTTTCTAGCGAATTAGTAAGAAAGAATACGGAAAAATATAACGCTTTAAAAGATGCAACTGGCGACGTTAACGCCGCGACAGACGAACAAAAAAGGAAACTTCTTGCAGCGGAACAAGCAATGCACAAATCTGTTGCCGAAGCGGAAAGTTTACGCGGAAAATATAATGCACTAAGTAAAGAAATCGCATTGAATTCTAGCAAACTGGTCCAGTCGGGTATTAAAATGCAGGCACTAGGCACTAAAATGCAAAATGTCGGCAAGGGTATTAGTTCAGTCGGCATGGGAATTACTACGAAATTCGCTTTACCGCTTGCTGCTGGAATTGGGCTTTCAGTCAAAGCAGCATCCGATTTCGAAAGCGCGTTTGCGGGCGTAAAAAAAACGGTTGACGAAGTCGTCAATCAAAACGGTGAAGTCACTTATTCTTACGACAAACTTGCTGCTGGAATTCGGCAGATGTCTAAAGAAATGCCTGCGAGCACAACAGAAATAAGCGCTGTTGCCGAAGCGGCTGGACAACTGGGAATTCAAACGCCAGCCATATTGGACTTTACTAAAACGATGGTGAACTTGGGTGTCGCAACGAACATGTCAAGTGAAGAAGCGGCGACAGCTTTAGCTCGATTTGCGAATATTGTACAAATGAAACAAAGCGATTTCGACCGTTTAGGCGCGACTATCGTTAGCCTAGGAAATAACTTCGCTACAACAGAAAAAGAAATTACCGATATGGGTCTCCGCTTGGCCGGACAAGGCAAACAAGTAAATATGAGTGAAGCGGACATTATGGGCTTGGCAGCGGCGATGAGTAGTGTCGGCATTGAAGCGGAAGCTGGCGGTACAGCAATGTCCATGGTCATGAAGAAAATTAACAACGCCGTGTACTCCGGAAAAGGCTCTTTAAAAGGGTTTGCTGATCTAGCAGGTATGTCAGCGAAACAATTCCAAAAAGCTTGGAAAGATGATGCGGCAGGTGCGCTGGATGACGTGGTCCATGGTTTGCAAAAAAACAGTAAAGAAGGAAAAAATTTAACAGCTATTTTAAACGATCTAGGGATTAAAGGGATTCGTGAATCTGATACTATGCTTCGATTATCCGGTAATGCGGATATTCTTACAGATGCGCTAGGTAATTCGAAAACTGCGTGGAAAGAAAACAGCGCATTGACCGACGAGGCTGCTAAACGATATGAAACATTTGAATCGCAATTAAAGATATTTAAAAATCAAATAAACGATATAGCTATTGACCTCGGCGGCCCGTTCATGAAAGCATTGAATGCTGGTCTTCAAGCTTCTAAGCCTTTTCTAAATAGTATCAAAGAAATGTCTAAAGCGTTTGCGGATGCAACACCAGAGACGCAAAAGCTAGTTTTAAAATTAGCCGCAACTGCGCTGGCGTTTGGGCCTGTGACGATTGGTGTTGGCAAATTTGTTAGTGCGGGCGGAACGCTTATAAAAGCTACTGGGTCAATGGTGCAAGGCTTAGGCAATTTTGCAGTAAAAGCTAAACTAGCAAAAACAGGCACTGATGCCCTTGCTATTGGAACTGTTAACGCTGGAAAAGGAGCGAAAGTTGCATCAGTGGCAACGCGCGGTTTTGGTGCTTCGCTTGGAGCCACATTGGTCACTATGGGGCCATGGGTATTGGCGATTGGGGCAATTGGTTTAGCTGCTTACGGATTATACAAAGTCTTCGGTGACAACAATGCACGAAAATGGGGCGCAGATATAGGCGACGCGGCAGACAAATCGCTTAGCAAAGTGTCCCAATTTTCAGCAGAAGGCACCGTCGCAATGGAATCTTTTTCTACGGATATGTCAGGGAATGCTAAAATTGTAAAAACTGCATTTCAGGGCATGGCTGACGAGGTCAAAAAATCCGTTGATGATTCTATCAAAGCGTTAGAAGAGTCTTATAATAATCTCCCGGAAGAAGTAAAAACAATGTACAAAAAAACGCTTGATGAGGCAAAAAAAGACGGTGAAGAAAAGAAAAAGTTGGCTCAAACGCAAGCGGACTCAGCTATGAAGATTGTAGAAAATGCAGCTAAAAATGAACGTGATTTAACAGAGACTGAAAACAAGCGTCTTATTTCACTAGAAAAGAACCTTTTAAGTGAAAATGTAGAAGCGCTTAAACTGTCTAGCGACGAAGAGAAAAAAGTTAAAGCGGCTCTTTATCAAGATATTGAAAAAATGGATAGGAGTCAGCGTGTGAAAAGCGCGAATGCTCTATCTAAGTCGATGTCAGAACAGAAAAAAGCCTACGAAGAACAAAAAGAAAATGCAAAAGCGCTTTATGCGGAAGACGGTAATACTGAACGATACATGAGTACGCTAGATATTTTAGAGACGAAAAATAAAGCTGTTACGGAATCTATCGCGGTTCGTTGGGTAGAACTTGAAAGAGCCAGCGGAATTTCGGAGAGTGCAATAGAGGATGGACTTAAAAATTTCGGATTGTCGCTAGAAGATATAGAGCGTATTTCTAACGAGACAACTAAAAATACAGCTGACAATTTGGGGTTATTAGCAGATGAATCTTCTGATGCTAATGTCGCATGGAATGATTTAATACTAGACGATAAAACCGGGGAAGTAACAACAAATATTAATGATGTGATTTCGAAAGCTATGTCATCTGAAAAAGAATGGAAAAATCTACAATTCATTATAAAAGAAGCAGATTTAAATTCAAACGCAAAAGCAACTATACTCGATGCTGTAGCGCAATCCGGAAAATGGAATCAATTAAGCTTTGAAGAAAAAGAGATATTGATTGAATCAGATAGCACTCGCCAAATCGTTTTAGCACTTGAAGATAACAAAAAATGGAATAATTTAGACTATGAAGTAAAAAAAGCCATTTTGGAATCAAATACGCCGCAGAAGCTTGACGAGGTTTTAAAAAATTATGAATTATGGGATGAAATTCCATGGGACAGCAGCAAAAAAGAAGCTTTTTTAGAGACTAATGTAGACAACACAATGCAAGACGTAAAAAAGGGCTTTGCTGAGTGGGACAAGGCTATTCCAGGGCAAAAAAATTTGATAGTAGATAACAATGATGTATTGAATAAAATACTACAAAGTGAAACAGTTCTGGTGCAGTACAATAATCAAACAGTAGATTTAAAAGACTTATTTGCAAACAATAGCGATGTACTCAATAAAGTGAAGAAGGGTAACGACGTTATCGTTGAATACAACGGCAGAAAAATTAACTTAAAAGAACTTTATGCAAATAACCGAGATTTGTTTAATAAAGTAACAAGTGGTAAAAAAGTGTTATATGACTACAACGGTGTTCCTGTAAATCTAAAGTGGTTGAAAATGGAGACAAATGCCGGATCCGTCGCCTCTCAAGTGCAATCCGCAATAAATAATTGGCAAGAAATGTTAAATATGAGAAATAAAAAAATAATTGAAATCGCCTACAAGACAAACGGCAAAGCGCCATCTGGACCGCAAGGGCTAGCTACTGGTACAAATTTTCATAAAGGAGGATTAGCAGTAGTTAATGACGCACGTGGCGCTAATTATCAAGAATTAATCACTTTGCCAAACGGAAAAACTTTTTTACCACACGGCAGAAACGTAATGTTGAATTTAGCAAGAGGGACGAAAGTGTTGCGAGGTGATAAAACAGCTAAAATTTTGAATAAAGTACCTAAATTTGCAAGTGGCACGACACGAGATTTGGTAAGTAAATCAAAAGCTGTCAACATAGCAAGTGCTATTAATTCTGCGACAGAGAACGCATCTTTAAGCAAAAAACAAACAGGAGTTAGCGATGAACAAAAGAGTAACAAAGTGTTGCTTTCTCAATTAAAAGAATTAGTAGAGCAGCTCATTGTCGTAGTTCAAAAACCAGTAATGCTCGGAACTGTTGAGTGTATGGTTTCGGAAGGCGTGTTATTCAAAACTATCGCAAGATTTGAAAAACAAAAGAATAGCGTTCAATCAAGAGGGATTAGAGGGGATTTAAATGTATAATAATTCAATTAACGAATTCGGATTTTCTTTTGCCGGCTCTCATTCGAGCTTATATAATTTGAAGATTATTGATATTCGACGCGTTGTCATACCTCCTAGTTCGGAAATAGTTCAGAATATTGAAGGGATGGACGGAGCGGTATATCAAGGAAACAACATCGGACAAAGACCATTCGAAATTGATGTAAAACTAGTTTCAAACACACACGAATCGCGCTTAGCAGATTTGCACGATATTTCTGACTGGTTGTGGTCGGATAAAGATAACGAATACTCTCTTATTTTTGACGACGAACCAGATTTGGAATGGTTTGCGCACGTGTCTAATATTAGTGAGGTTAATCGAACGAAAGCGAACGGCTTCTTTACCATCGCGTTTAATTGTTCTGATGTTTTGGGTTATATGGAAAAAGAAACGGTGCAAGTAGCTGTTAATCCATTTATTATTACACCGCAAGGAACTAGAAGAAGCAATCCTATCATTTCTATGATTCCATACGCAAATACGCGTAAGATAGCCGTGGTGCAGGACGAAGAAGACAGATGGGCATATTTAGGCGAAGATGTAGATCCGGAGACGGGGAACATCGGTGTAGATAAGTCACCATTGGTTTATCAAGATGAATGCAACACACTTGCGCCGTGGACAACATTATCATCTAGCAATATTCCGTTCGCCTTAGAAAATGGTTTTATTTATAATGACGCAAAAATGATTTCGAACCATACAGAGTTTCGAATTGGTTCAAAAAATGGAGCACAGTTTTGGGGCGGAAACGGAACTACGACAGAAAATTGGCATGGTGCGGCAGTTATGAAAATGATGGATGCTGAACTAGATAATTGGTCAGTTAAATTCGTCTGTCACAATTATACGTATTATCCACGAGCGAAAGGAAAGGTCGAGCTTTACCTCTTAGACAAAAACAAAAGTAAAATCGGAGTAATGACGCTTAAAAAAAATTCAGTGAAGTCAAGTGAGTTAATTTTAGAAGTGAAATTATTTTCTGGCTCTAAAAATACATTCGTTTACAGTGGCACGGGACCGACAAAAAAAGGAAAAACAGTTACTAAAACGGTCAGAGTAAAGCTGGGCGGAAAAATGGTAAAAGTGAAAGTGAAGGGGACAAACAAAACAAAAACAGAACAAGCGTGGAGCGATGTTAAAATAGCCGAAAGCACAACAACTTCAATGTTTAGCAATTTTTATGGTGAAATAATTCTGGAAAAACGAGGAAACAAGTTTACTTTGTTGGTAAATAAATATAACAAATCTCGTTCGCAGGATCCAAAGTTTACACCAATCCGCATTACTAAAACGTTAAATGATTACAAAGGGTTGTCGCTGTCCGGCGTTGCCTATTACAATGCAAAAATGGATATTTACGAAGATAATCCAAAACACGCAAAAGGATATTCGCAACAGGGTATGTCGATGTCTTTTTTAAGAGTCAATAAACTTTTTGAAAATACGCCGTCTGGGGTTGATTATGTAGCAAATTCGCGAGATGAAGTAAAATTTAACGCAGAAGACAAACACGTGTACATCAACGGTACAATACAACAAAAAAATTGGGCGATCGGAGGAGAGTTGCCAATTTTCGACGGCGGGCATGAAACGACACTAGCTTTTTCTCATTCTCCCTACGAGCAAATTTATGATGGAGCTAGTCACAATTTAATTCGTAACAGCACCTGGAAAGAAGGCAAAAAGTTTTGGACAAACGGCGATGCAAATGGCAATCCCTATCGAATTTCTAACCCAGAAGCCGACAAACCAGATAGTTCGATATTTAGTATCATGGCACATACTAATGCCGCTGCTCAAAACGCGTCGGATTTAATTTTTGTAGAAAAAGGAAAAGAATATTTGGTCTCTTGTGATGTGAGATTGACGAAAAACGATAATTCTTCTGACATCTTTTTTTGCGTGCGAACGTTTCCGGATGAAGAGTATACAAATGCCGCAGCTGTTGCGACAAGTACGTTTTATATCCGTAAGTCTGATTACCCGAATTGGACAATCAATCAATGGTATAGACTTACATTTAGTTTTACAGCAGACGATAATTGGGTGCGCATCATTCCATATAATTCAGATGTTATAAATGGAACAAGAGTGGATTATCGAGAAGTGAAAATGACCGATAATTTGACAGATATAATCTGGTCGCCTGCTCCCATCGAAACAGAATGTGCAGAGATTTATATAGAATATCGTCCGACGAGAGGGTGAATTAGTTGTATTTAATTTTAGATAATAGATTGCAGCAAGTCGGTGTTTTAGATAACGATAGACCGGCTTCTTGTAAATTTTATGATGATGTTGTTGTAACGCAATTAGCAGATGAATCCGGCAAAGTATGGTCAGATAATCTCACTATTTCAGCGAGTTACGGCTATCACGAAACGGATTATATAGTCGCTGGCAATCACATTTTAAAGCAAAAACGAAATGGAAAGCATTATATTTATCGCATTATTGAAGTGAGAGAGACTACCGCTGGGCAAACATTTGCAAAAACGGCCACTTGCGAAAATTTATTAATTTCTGATCTGAATCACACTGTATTAGATAACAAAAATTTGATTAACGCAACATCAGAGCAAATTTTCGAATATGCCCTTCAAAATTCTGGTTGGATTATTTCAGACAATGAATTTGCAGGCGATACTAAAAGTATTGACTTTACTGGTAGGAAAGAAGGTAGGGAGGCTTTCAGCGAAGCGGTCTCTCTATTTAACGTTGAAATAGATGCTTATGTAGAATTCTCGGCAGGACAAATTACGAAGTGTGTTGATATAAAAAGAAAAATAGGCGATAACAATGGCGTTCGTATTGAATATGAAAAAAACGTTGTTGGCATGAGTCGCATCGAAAACGAAGAATCGTTTTATACCGCTTTAATCGTCGAAGGTGGCACGCCAAGCGGAAAAGATTCGCCAATTACTATAGCGAGCGTGAACGGCGGCAAAGATTATATTGTTAACGAAAATGCGAATGATCAATTTAACGACGGAAAAGAATATCGATTCGGCAAAGTGCAAAATGAAAAGATTTTCAACGCATCCGGATTACTTACTTGGGGAAAAGAGCAGTTAGAAAAAGCTAGTCGCCCCCTTTTTAATTACGAAATTGATATATCGCTTTTTAACGAAGATATTCAAATCGGCGACACTGTCCGTATTATCAACTTAGACATGTCGCCGGCACTAACCGTTATCGCTAGAATAATTTCTGTCACAGAGTCCGAAGCAAATCCGTCTGAAAACAAAGTGGTGGCCGGAGAATTTGTCACTGTGAAATCGGTGAAACCTTCTGATGTGTCTGCGCTCGAAGCGCTGATTTTTGAAACGCAGCGGGATATTGAAGAATCAAAAACATATAAAATCGAACTCGCTGGTGCTAATGTCATTAAATCTAGTCAACTGGAAACGCAAATCATCGCAAGAGTTTTTTCTGGAAAAGATAATATAACATCTAGCATAGCGCCAGCAAATTTCGTGTGGTCATTGTTCGATAAAGATGGGAATCATGTCGAATCGTGGGAAAGAGAATGGGCTGGAAAAGGCAATGTGGTAACTATTCCAGCGTCGTTAATGGCTGGCGCGAGCATTTCTTGCACTGTTGTTGATGACGCGAGCGAGGTAATGCTTGTATCTGCGAAAGAAGAAGATGCTATATTACTTGCTGAATTAGGAGCTGGAACGGGCATTACGAACGTTATGCAATGCGCTGGAGTTGACTACGAGAGAGGCCACATTTACTGGACACAAGCGAGCAATTACGCAGGATATACAGAGTCGTTTATTTTGACTAGAACTGACTTGCGAGGAGTTTATATTGACTCCGTTCGATGTTTAGAAGGAGGACATGGGACAACGATAGGATTGGAATGGTCAGAACTTGAAAGCGAAATGTATATATGGACGCATTGGTTTACAGATGCTAAACACACTGCGAATGCAATAGTTAGATTTAAATATGTCGGTACTTCAACGCCAGCGCTGCTCACTTACGAAAAAACAGACTATAAATTAAATACTGGCACGACTTATTACAGAGTAACATATGATACTAAAAATAACTATGTTGTCCTTAGCGACGGCGGCGCCAATTTGGGGATTTCTATTTGTAATGTCAGCGATGTTTTGAAAGGGAAAATAACGCCGCTTTATCGCTGCTCTGGAAAAGAAATGGGTTTTAATATCGCGACAATGACATTACAAAGTACATGCGCGGCATTTCCTTATGCTTATTTAAGTTATGGCACTGGGATAACTGGCACTGATAGAAATACAGTTATATGTTACGACATGATAAACAAAGAAGTAATATATAAACTTGCTTTTACATTCGACAAGGGAACCATCGTTCCGACAGGTTCTGTGGCGGAAATGGAAGGCGCTTTTATATATTTTGACGGGAACGGAGTGCGAAATTTAAGTTGTAATTTCGGATTTGGTGAGCCGGGAAAGCGAGTAAATAGGATTTACAGAATAAGGGAGAAGGAGGTATTAGTTAGTGAGTAAAAATGTGTTAGGCACAGGATATTTAAGTTTGCAAGTGTTGAGCGATGGGATAACCACATCGGCAGCGCCCCCAGAAAATCCATCGGTTGGAACAGGTTGGCTGGATGCCAATTATTCTCCGGCGGTTTATAAATTTTGGAATGGAGTGGTTTGGGAAGTCGGGACAATCGACATCGCAGAAGCGGACCCAAAAGCTAGCGAGAAAATAGAGGAAGCTTTGGAAGAGGCGCGAAAAAAAAGTAAGACTATTTACTCGGAAACGCCGCCCGAAACGCCTAGCGAAGGCGATACTTGGTATTCATTGAATGCCGCTGGAAATGTGGGAGCTGTTAAGATTTGGAAGGAAGGGGAGTGGGTAGACAAAAAGTTCGATTTAACCGCATTAAGCATCGAAGAATTGCACGCAATTTCTATCTTTGGCGGAGTTATTAGTGGATCAGAGTTTTTGCACACGGTAAATCATCGAGATGAAGACGGAAATTTGTATTCTGGTGCAGTGAGAATGAATGACGATGGATTTACCTCTTCCACTTATCTGCCAACAGGGTTGGGTTCTACTGTTTTGGAAAGCGTTATAAATACACTAGGCGGCTATAAAATAGCTCAAAAACTAATTGATGATAAAGGCGAAGGGGTTGCAAAAGATGCAATGCTAACAGCATCATCGTTGATTTTCAGTGAATCGGGAAATATTAAGCTTTCAATTGATGCAGATTCGTTTTATTCAACACCGTGGCAGAACCTAATATTGAATTCCGGATATTCGACAGCGGAAAGTAACGCACCTCAATACAGAATCGTATGTGTTTTTGGAATCAGATTTGCTATCTTCCGCGGCCAAGTTCAAAAATCAACTGCGTGGACTGCTACAAATAATGCTTTCGCTTCTGTTCCTTTTGAGGTCCAAACAACGAAAACCGCGATGGCTTACGCACCAACAAACAAAGCGAGTGGTGGGCGTGTTCATGCTTCATCAAGTAACGCGATGGGATTTATACCAGCGGAAACGAGCGTTACTTATTTTTCATTAAATCAATTATTTTATATTTTAGATTAAAGCCGATTTGGCTTATTTTTTATGGGGGATGATGAAAATGTATGATGGGCTAACAAAAGTTTTTGATTATGCTTTAGCGAAAGAAATGTTCTTCGCGGCGCTCTTTGTAGCGCTTTTTATAATCTTACTAATTATCACAAAAAGAATTTGGGATGATTCAAAAATTGTAAGAATAGAAATGAAAGAAGAACGCGAAAAAGTGGAGGAAGAACGAGAGAAGCGTAATAAGGAATCGAAAGAAGAGAGAGATAAATTTATAAGTACGATGAACGAACAACAGCGATTGATGGATAGGCAAAATGACATGATGAAACAGCAACAACAATCAATTGACAGCTTGTCTAAATCAGTCGGAAAGTTAGCTCACAAAGTAGATTTATTGGAACACAAAATAACGAAGTAAAGGATGATAGAAATGGAGTTTGGAAAAGAGTTACTAGTTTACATGACATTTTTAGTAGTTGTAACACCTGTGTTTGTTCAGGCGATTAAGAAGACGGAGTTAGTCCCGTCTAAGTGGCTTCCGACTGTTAGCATACTTATTGGTGCTATTCTGGGCGCATTAGCAACGTTTTTGGATGGCTCTGGATCGCTTGCAACGATGATTTGGGCAGGCGCTTTAGCAGGAGCTGGTGGTACTGGATTATTTGAACAATTTACTAATCGAAGCAAAAAATATGGAGAGGATGATAAGTAATGGCAAGTTACTATTATAGTAGAAGTTTAGCGAATGTAAATAAGTTAGCAGACAATACGAAAGCGGCAGCTAGAAAATTGCTAGATTGGTCCGAAAACAACGGAATTGAAGTATTAATCTACGAAACAATTAGAACGAAAGAACAACAAGCCGCAAATGTTGCTAACGGTGCGTCTCAAACAATGCGCTCTTATCACTTGGTAGGACAAGCATTAGACTATGTCATGGCGAAAGGTAAAACGGTCGATTGGGGTGCTTATCGTTCAGACAAAGGCAAGAAATTTGTGGCAAAGGCCAAATCTTTAGGTTTTGAATGGGGCGGTGATTGGTCTGGATTTGTAGACAATCCACACCTTCAATTTAATTATAAAGGCTATGGGACTGATACTTTTGGAAAAGGAGCTAGTGCTAGTAATTCTTCTAAACCGAGCGCAAATGCGAACACAAACAGTCTAGGATTAGTAGATTATATGAATTTAAATAAACTAGATTCAAGCTTTGCGAATCGTAAAAAACTAGCAAATCAATACGGAATTAAGAATTACAATGGAACAGCAACGCAGAACACAACATTATTAGCGAAGTTAAAAGCAGGAAAACCACACACACCAGCAAGCAAAAACACATACTACACAGAAAACCCAGGAAAAGTTAAAACACTAGTACAGTGTGATCTATACAATTCAGTAGACTTTACAGAGAAGCATAAAACTGGCGGAACATTTCCGGCTGGCACAGTCTTCACGATTTCGGGGATGGGGAAAACGAAAGGCGGGACACCTCGCTTGAAGACGAAGAGCGGTTACTATCTCACTGCCAACACAAAGTTTGTTAAAAAGATTTAGTTTGTTGCCCTCGCTTCTTGCGGGGGTTTTTTTATTTAAGGATACTTTTGCGATACTTTAAAAGCTAATAAATAAGCTAAAATGAATATGACATCATTTTGTAGCTGTTAAGCGCTGTTAAGCACGTATAAAAGCATTTAAAAGCTGTTTAAGATGATTTGAATTTAAAAAAATGTTTACTTTTAAGCTAAATGTGTATAGTATATATTGTAAGGACTTAAAACTTGGAGGGATGAAAATGGTAGGCGTTCAGTTTAAAACAACAATCATGGTTGATGATGCTAAGGGTCAAAAATTATTAGGCGAAAAGTTCAATCCTACTATTAATAATATTTCGGAAAGAAAAGCAATTGCTAGTATAAGAGAGAATTTTGCACAAATTCCAAAGATGAACATTACTAATGACAAGAGATAAAGAATTCGATGTTTCAACATTTTCTGTTGTTGAATATGTTGGTGATTTAAATAAAGAAACGTTTGATTGTCATAACCCTTCCATTAATAATTTTTTATATAAAGAATCACGCGAATTAAACCTCTCTAATTTAGCTAATACTACCATAGTTTATGATAATAAAGAAAAAAGGATACTTGGTTTTTACACATTAAACGCTGGAGTAATCGAGTTTACAAGAAGAAACGATAAATTTGTCCGGCATACACCGGGTTTTGATAGTAATACTATGTTTGCTGATGGAGGGAATCAAACCTATCCTGTTATTCATTTAGCATATATTGCATTGAATAAAGAATATCAAAGAAACAATGAATATAGATATGGGACACAGTTATTAAAACAAGTGTTTGAAGTGTTAATTTGTGATATTAAAGAAAGAATAGGGTTTTCAGCATTAAAAGTATCAGCTTTATATGAATATGTTGATTTTTATTCGAGAAATGGTTTCGAGTATGTTTTACATACACCTGAAACGAGTCAACTTAATGAGTATGATATGTTTATTCGATATAATAGGCTCAAAGAAGTAATAATAAAATCTTAA